CATGCGCCGGGCTCGATTTCCCTCGCCTCGGCCACTTGGCTGCATCCGCGAACGCGAACGCCGACGGATCGGGTAGGGGTAAGGGATCGGTCGCGCAATTCCCGGGCCCGACAAATGGGGTCGGGGTGTAATGGCGTCGATCAGGCAGATGATGCCGGTGGGGCCGAAGGCGTCGGCCTTCATCGCGAGCACGGCATTTATCAGCGGCATAATGGGGCCGGTCGGCGGTGGCAAGACGGTTGCAGGCATCGCCCGCTGTTTTCGCCTGGCGAACGCGCAGAAGCCGGTTTGGGACGATACGCGCAAGTGCTTCGTTAAGCGGTGCCGCATCGCCGCGGTTCGCGACACCTATCCGAACCTCGATCGCACGCTGATCAAGACCTGGCATCAGTGGGTGCCGAAGGAAATCGGCAAATGGTCGGGGGAAGCGCCTCGCACGCACACGTTCACGATCAATGTCGGGCGGCCGGGCGTGCGCGGCTTTCACCAGATCGACATGGAGATGATCTTCACGGCGATCGGCGACCATAGTGTCGAGGACGTGCTGCGCGGTTTCGAGCTCACCGGGCTGTGGGGCAACGAATGGGATCTGCTGCCGCCGGACCTGCTCGAGTTCGGCGTCGGCCGCGTCGGCCGATATCCCGCCGAGGTCCAAGGCGGCTGCACGCTCGCCCAGATCTGGGGTGATTTCAACGCTCCCGACGAAGACAATCACATGTATTCGCTGTTCGTCGACAAGCAAATCGACCCCGAGCTCGCGGCGGTGATCGCCGAGGAAACGGGCGGCGAACAGAAGCTGATCGAATTCTTCGAGCAGCCCGGCGGGCTGGATCCCGGAGCGGAAAACCTGCAAAATCTGAAGGGGGGCCGCAACTACTACGTCAAACAGGCCGCGCTGATGTCGCCCGATAAATGCCGGCGCATGGTCCATAACAAGTTCGGCGCGGTGCGCGACGGCATGCCGGTCTATCCCGAGTTCAGCAATGCGCGCCATGTTGCCGAAGCGCCGCTCGAGCCGATCAGGGGCTTGCCGTTGCGCATCGGGATCGATGCGGGCCTGACCCCGGCGGCCGTGATCGGTCAGCAAACCAAGTTCGGGCAGATGCGTCTGCTCGCCGAGCTCGCGACCTTCCTCGAGGAGGATGACCAGCTTGCGGCGGTCGGGCCCACGGCGTTCGGCGAAGCGCTCGCCGATCTGCTCGCCAGTCGCTTCCCCGGGATGCCGGTCGAATTCGCCTTCGCCGATCCGTCGGCCGCGAAGGGCGTCGACGGATCGGGCAACGAGCTGTCCTGGCTGCAGACCGCCGCGAAGGTATCGAAGCTGAAGATCCGCCCGGCACCGGTTCCGAACAATGATCTGACGATCCGCCTCGAGGCGGTGCGTCGTCCGCTCACCAAGACGATCGAAGGGGGCCAGCCCGCGCTGCTGATCTGCCCTACATGCAAGATCCTGCGGCGCGGCTTCAACAGCGGGTACAAATATCGGCGCACGATGCTGGCCGGGAAAGAGGGCCGGTACGAAAACAAGCCCGTCAAGAACCAGTTCAGCCATGTTCACGACGCCGCCCAATATCTGATGGTCGGCAGCGGCTGGGGTCGCATGGCCGGCGCCGGCGTCGCCGATCATTTGGAGCAGGGGCGGCGAACCGGCGTAACGGTCGACGCCGATTACAACCCGTTCGGGAGCTAGCCCCATGTCGAAAGTTGCGAAAGCCCTGATCTCCCCGCTCGGCGCGGCGGTCGGCCTGTTCAAGAAACCCAAGATCCCGGCGCCCGTGGCCGCGCCGACGCGCGACGACGTCGCCCGCGAAGCGATCAAGGAAGACAATCTGCGCAAACGCCGTGGCGGCGCCGCGGACATGCTCACCGGCGCAGGCGGGGCCGAGGCCGCGGCCCCCAGCGTCAAGACCCTAGTCGGCCAATAGGAGCACGACGATGACGGACACGAAACCGACCCCGACCCCGGCGGCTGCAGCGGCGAAACCCGCTGCATCGACTGCAGCCGATGAAACCAACGCGAAACGCGAAGGCTTCGCGGACGCCAGCACGAAGGCTGCGGCAACGAAGGCGGCAGCGGCCAAGCCGCGCCAGTCGAAGGTGAAACCCAAGACCGTCGACGCCGCGGAGCAGATCGCCAAGCTGAAGGAAAAGGCCGGCGAAAACATCGAAGCGGCGATCGCCAAAGGGGACGAATTGACCGTCGCGCTCGGGAACGAACGCGGTCCGGGCAAGTCGATCGAGCCCGAGAGCGTCACACTCGAGCCGAGCGCGACGCGCCGCGGCGGCCGCTTCCAGGTGACGCGCGCCGTCGTCCACAAAACGCACACGCTGCCGCGCACGACGCAGGTCACGCATGTCTGGCTGATGCAGGGGCAGCGGCCGCTCGACGTGAACGAGCTGGGTTCGCCGGTCGGGCTCAATCCCGGGCAGCAGCTCGAATTCAAGCGCGGTCAGCTGTCGTTCGGCTGATTTGAGGAAGGCCGAGCGATGAATGACAACGCGATCGTCGAAGAGATCCTGCAAAGGCAGATCGAGCTCGAAAGCGATCGCTTGCCCTATGAGCCTGCCTGGCGTGAAATCGACGAGCGGGTCAATCCGCTCGGTGAGGGCGGTTTCACCCAGGCGGCAAAGGGCGGGGTCCGCGGGACCACGATCTTTGACCATACCGCCTCGACCGGGCTCAATCGTTTCCAGGCCGCTTATGGCGGGATGATCATTCCGCGGGGCGAGCGATATCAGCTGGTCCAGTCGACCAGCACGTCGCTGAACGATTTTCCGGCCTTTCAGCAGTGGGCCGAGAGGGCCACCGATTTGCTGTTCGGTGCTCGATATCGACCGATCGCCGGTTTCGAAACCGAGGCGGGAATGTGCATTCGGTCGATCGGGACATACGGCAACGCGCCGTTGTGGACCGATCATCGGCCTGGCCTGGGGATGTTTTACAAGACGCTCCACCTCGCCGAGGTGTTCGTCGACGAGGATTTTACCGGTCGTATCGACACGGTGCACCGCAAGTTCACGCGCACCGCGCGCCAGGCTCGGCAGATGTTCGGCCCCGATAATCTCACGCCCTCGATCCAGAAGGCGATCGCCGAAAACAAGCTCAGCCAGGAATTCACCTTCCTGCACGTTATTCGCCCGCGTGCCGAGCGCGACCCTGGGCGCTTCGACTTCCGCCGCATGGCTTGGGAAAGCCGCTATATCTGCGTCGAGGACAAGGCGCAGCTGCGCGAAGGCGGATATGAGACGATGCCGATCGCGTTCGCGCGATATGTCACCGGCCCTCGCGAGCGCTATGGCCGATCGCCTGCCATGCAGGTGCTCGGATCGATCCGCACCGTCAACGAAATGGTCAAGACGCTGCTGCGCGCGGGGCACAAAGCTGTCGATCCGCCGCTGCTGACGCCCGAGGACGGCGTGCTGTCGCGGATCCAGACCAAGCCTGGCGGGATTAATGTCGGCGGGCTCGGCTTCGACGGTAGCCCGATGGTCGTGCCGCTGCAGACCGGCGGCAATCTGCCGCTCGGCATGGAGCTCCTCAACAATGAGCGCGAGCCGATCCGCGACGCGTTCCTCGAAACGGTCTTTTCGCTCGTGCTCGAGCGCCGCGACCGGATGACGGCCACCGAAGTGCTCGAGCATACGCGCATGGTCGGCATGTTGATGTCGCCCAGCGCGAGCCGCGGCGAAACCGAGTGGCTTTCGCCGCAGACTGCTCGCGAGCTCGAGATCTTGCTCGATAGTGGAACGATCCCGCCGCCCCCGCCTGAAATGCGCGAGGAGGGGGCACAGGTCAAACTCGTCTATGACAATCCGCTCACCCGGGCAGCCAAGGCCGAAGAGGCGCTTGGCTTTGGCCGGTTCATCGAAATGCTCACGCCCGCGGCCTCGATCGCCGGGCCCGAGGTTTACGATGTCGTCAATTGGCAGCGCGCCCCGCGCGAGCTCGCAAAATCGCTCGCCGTGCGCCAGGCGTATCTGTCGACCCCCGACGAAGTCACCGCAAAGGGTGAAGCGCGCGCACAGCAGCAGCAGGTCGACAACACGCTGAAGCAGCTCGCGCTCGGCGCCGGCGCGGTCAAGGATCTGTCGGCCGCGCGCGGCGAGGAGACGGCGCTTGGCATTTGACCAGTCGGCGCCCGACGTCCTCGAGCTGTTGCAGAAGGCGGTGAACGCGCGTCGCGCTATGCATTATCAGCGCGTGTTCCTCGACGACGACGGCACGCCCAGCCTGTCGGCGCGCAAGGTGCTCGCCGATCTCCGAAAATTTTGTCGCGTCGATCGGTCGACGTTCGAAGTGGATCCGCGCGCGCATGCGCTGCTCGAGGGGCGGCGCGAGGTCGCCCTGCGGATCCTGACCATGTTGGGTATCCGGGGCGAAGACATCGCCCCATTTGTGGAGGTGAGCGATGAGTGATGGAACCGGGGCGGCTGCGGCCGCCGGGAGCGAAGGTGAAGGCGCAGCGGCGGCCGCTGCTGCAGCTGCAGCGGGCGGTGCTGCGGGTTTGCTCGGCGGCCAGGGCGGCGGCGATGACGCAGCCGCTGCGGCGGCCGCGGCTGCAGCTGCAGGGGGCGCTGGCGACGCGCCGCCCGAGTGGATCGGGATTTTCAATGACAAGCCCGCGGGCGAAGGTCAGACCGCGAGCCGCGACTGGGTCAAGTCGAAGGGCTTCAAGGATCCCGACGCGATGGTGTCGTCCTATCGCGAGCTCGAAAACCAGCTGCGCAACGGCGAGAAAATCGTGCTGCCGAAGGAAGGTGATAGCCCGGAAGCCGTCGAGGCGTTCCACAAGGCGATCGGCCGTCCCGAAGCGCCCGACAAATATGACCTGAAACTCGGCGAGGGCGAGGAGGTCAACGAGGATCTGGCGAAGGTCATGCGCGAGGCCGCGTTCAAGGCCGGCGTTCCTGCCAGCATGTTCGCGGCGATGGCCGACCCGTTCAACGCCTATATGCGCAGCGTCATGGAGCAGCACGAGGCGGGCCAGGTGCAGCAGCGCGACGCCGGCGTCGCCGAATATAAGGCCGAGGTCGGCGACAAGTTCAACACCCATATCGCCGCCGGCAATAAAGCGATGCGCCTGCTTGAGATGACGGGCGAGGATATCGCCGGCATCGAGGCCGGGCTCGGCACCAAGAAGACGCTCGCGCTGTTCGCGAAGCTCGGCATGGGCATGGGCGAGGACATCTTGCTCGATGCGGGCGGGCGGCCGAAATTCAGCCTCTCGAAAGAGGAAGCCCAGGCGAAGCTCGACATGCTCGGTAAAACCGATGGTTACCTCGAGAAACTGAAATCCGATCCCAAGCTGAAGGCCGAGCGCGATCATCTGCTTTCGATCGTCGCGGCCGCCGAGACGCGCGAGCGCGAGGCCCAAGGTTAGCGATCATTTGGAGCGGGGGCGGCATGCCGAGTTATGCCGCCCCTGTTCGCCAAGCCAGCGTGCATCCGCATCGCCAGGCCCGGACTAAGGGGCACGAGAAAGGGCCCCGTCCAAGCGGGACGTCACCCGCCAGAGAGGCCCGGCCATAGCGCCGCCAAGCCCTTCGCAAATTCCAGAAATTTGAGGAGGCCACCATGTCCCAGTTCGTTACGCAGATGCACCGCACCAAGTACCGCGACAGCGTTAAGCTGGCGCTGCAGCAGAAGGATAGCCGGCTGCTGAAGACGGTTACCGTCGTTCCCGGGTCGGGCGAGCTTATGAAGCTCGACGATCTGATCGGCGAGGCCGATTACTACAAGAAACAGTCCCGCCACGCCGACACCCAGTATGTCGACACGCCGCACGATGGCCGCTGGATCGCTATGCCCGATCCGATCGTCTATGCCGACCTGGTCGACAAGGAA